TACTGGAGCCACTGGTGCGACTGGTGCTGGAGTCACAGGAGCTACAGGCCCCGCAGGCGTTGACGGGGTGACTGGTGCAACAGGGGCAACAGGGGCAGGTGTTACAGGTGCCACGGGTGCAACAGGTGTCGGCATCACAGGTGCCACAGGCGTAACAGGTCCGACAGGAGTTGGCATTACTGGTGCCACAGGTGCCACAGGGGTCGGTATTACGGGTGCAACCGGAGCTACAGGTGTAGGCGTGACTGGTGCTACAGGTGCCACAGGCGTTGGTATCGATGGAGCCACTGGTGCTACAGGTGCAACCGGCGTAGGGGTTACAGGTGCAACAGGCGTTGGAATCACTGGCGCAACAGGAGTTACCGGTCCCACAGGTGTAGGTGTAACCGGAGCAACTGGCGCTACTGGTGTAGGCGGAGATGGAGTTACAGGCGCTACGGGCCCCACTGGGGTTACTGGCCCCACCGGGGTTGGTATTACTGGAGCAACTGGAGCAACAGGCGTTACTGGCCCAGCTGGTACTGCAGCTCCTAAATCAATTACAATCATTAACCCAGGGGCGGCAGAAAAGCTACCACTGTTTTATAATTCTGAATCGATTACTTTTACGCACATAAAATCAATTGTCGCGGGAACATCGCCAAGCGTTGCTTTTTCTATCAGATACGGCAGCGACTTCAGCGCAGCAGGAACCGAAGTTGTAACTGGTGGTATGACGGCCAACAACACGACTACCGGGGTTTCCACTACTACGTTTAACAACCCTACAGTTGCAAGTGGAAACTTCGTTTGGCTAACAACTACGGCTTCCTCTGGCCCTACAGCAACGTTTAATGTGACTTTAGTTTTCTAATATGGCTATTAAATTTATTGGTGCAAGTGGGGTTTCTGCTACAACCATGACGCTTCCAGCGCATGTGTCTGGAGACATTGTTGTGATGTTTGCTTACAGAAACGGCAGCAATACTGCTCCAACACTTCCTGCTACTTGGAGTGGAATTGGCGCAACCGGGGGTAATACAAACTCATCTCGATTGGCATATAAGTTTGTAACCAGTGGAAACACTCCATCTGATACTTGGACAAACGCAACGCAGTTAGTTGCGCATGTCTACAGAGGATGTGCAAATATTGGCGGTTTTGCGGGCAGCAGCCAGGCTAGTTCTGCAACAATTACATACCCAACTGTAACCATGCAAAACACCAACGGCAGAAGCATTGTTGTTGGTTTTGCTGGTCACAGGACAGCTACAAACGTTGAATTGGCACCCGTTGGTATGACCAACAGAGCATCCGCAGGTACGGGCCCAGAAGCAGCCGGTCACGACACGTCAAGCGGAAGGGTTTCTTGGACCGCAACCAACGTAACAGTCAACACCACGGCAGCATCCAGAAGTTGGACGCTTGAGCTAAAAAGCGACGGAGTGTCAGTTATCAGCTAGAGTTTGAAAAAATAAAACGTCAATGAGGCTGCATTTAATTGGGTTGTTCCATACAAAGTCAACCATAGAGTATTCCCATTGTGCCTTCACGGGAAAAGCTTTACGCTTTCCCAAGATGATGCAAGCTCAAGGCTACGAAGTACTTGAGTATTCAAACGAAGGCAGCGAAGCTAACGCAACAAAACACATACCAATTCTTACAGAAGACGAATTTGATTCTCTCTATGGAGCAAGAAAGAAGACTGATTTTCATGGTAATGATGCAACCGTCGGTAGCGATGGGCATCAGCTCTTTGAAAAGAAATTAATTCCACATTTAAAAGAGCATCTGGAAAAAGAAGACATCATTTGTCACCCCTTTGGCCATGCCCACCAGGGCCTGATGGATTTATTTCCAGCTCATCAACATGTTGAAACTGGCATTGGGTATCCGACCTTAATGCCAAATAGTTTTCGTATCTTTGAAAGCTACGCATGGATGCACTATCACCAGGGCAAAGAAAATCGCGCAGGCAAAAACTATGAATGGGTAATTCCCAATTACTTTGATACTGATGACTGGAAACCTAAATACAAACCGGGAACATATCTAGCATTTTTGGGACGCATCTGTTCTCAAAAAGGATTAGACACGATTAAAGAAATTGCCAATCACAGTCCCTGGCCAATTGTTTTACACGGCCAAGGAGATGCATCCCCCTGGAAGCACCCAAACATTGAGTATCGAGGTCCTATTACGGGACTTGAACGTGCAGAGTTTCTATCCAACGCAAGAGCCACTTTAATGCCTACGGTGTTTACCGAACCATTTGGTGGTAGTGGCGTCGAAGCAATGTTGTGTGGTACTCCGTTAATTGCTGTTGATTACGGTGCATTTGCCGAAACAGTAGTATCAGGAGTCACTGGCTATCGTTGCCACACGCTACAAGATTGGTTGGACGCCATTGAAGATGTCGATGACTTAGACCGCAGGCAGATTGCAAAAATTGCAAAGCAACGCTATTCACTGGAAGCGTGTGGCACGAAGTATGACAAAGCGTTTCAACAGCTTAATGATCTATGGCGTAAGGGCTGGTACGAACTGCGTAATAAGCCGTCCCGTAGCATCCCCCCTCGGCAAGAGTAACGGTATTACCCTTAGTACTTAACCAGTAATTAAGGCTTTCTTCTGTTAATTCATGAGGATGGCCAGGGTGTGGAGGAATGTTTATCCATTCAAAAATACGCAATAACTTCCCTGCTTTCAACGCATTGTCGATGATGAGAGCAGGGTTCTCTACGTGTTGCAAACAGTTGTAAATCCAAACTTCATCCCAGCCAGTTTCAACAATCTCTTCACCTTTAAGCTGCCAGTATTCAATGTTTTTTTCTGCGTAACGATCTACGGTCCATTTTGGGTAAGGAAGAGGATCTACTACTTTTCCCTTTTTAAGGTTGATTGCCTTCAACAGCAATGAAACAGGGCCGCCCCCAATATCTAAAATTGTTTTGCCTTCAACATCAAAAGAGTAATGGGTACGTTTCAGGTCTAAAAACCGTGAGTAAACCAACTGCTTTTGTTCTTCATCAAAAGTATTGCAACAATCGCCCCAGTAGGCCATTTCAAATTCGTGGTCTTGTTCGGTGCTCATACGTTTGTTTATTTATGTGCCCATCTTAACCTGGTAGAAAGAGTAAAAGACACATGGAAGAAATTAAATTTGGAGATGTGGTGGAAAGTAATTTTGTACTGTCACCACGTCAGCTGGAAACACGACAAGCAGGTTTTAGTCCTATCTCTTATTTAGGGGTACCAACCACGTATCACGCAGGCGATGTTGTCAACCTTCCTTATGCACCGTCAGAGCGTTCTACGATTGAAGCGGTTGGCCTTGCTTGGGCAGCATATGCCCAGGGTATTTTGCCAGAGGATTAATTAATAACAGACATAAAAAAGCAACCCTCATATCAGAGGATTGCTTGCTGAATAAAAATTATTATGTCTTTTAGACAGAAGCAGCTTTTGTCATCTGTTTGCCAAGAGATTTTCTGACAGCAGCCACGTTCCAACGATAGGTGTCCCTAGAGCGCGTTTCAGGGAAAGCAGCGTAATGGGGACCGAGCTTCAGGGTACCGTTATCACGCATCTCAAAAAGAGTCTTGCGATCAACGCCCAGGAGTTGTTCTGCTTTTTGGACAGAGACCCATCCGTTTGTTGCTGCCATGGTTAAAGATTGGCTTACCTTGATACGTTATCTAGCCGCCAAGTGCTGTCAACCTGGATAAACAAAACTTAATCTGTTTGTTTTGGGTGGGCTCTCTTAAAATGAGTTAACAGCCATTAGGTCTATGTTTAGCAGCGCCGATGAACCGCTCGCTTTACTGATTGAACTAACACCAAAACTGGCCAAGAAACGTTTTAGAGAAGAGATTTATAAGGACTGGGAATACAAGTGCGGTTATTGTGATGACCCAGCGACAAGTCTGGATCACATCATTCCGCGTCACAGGTCTGGGCATACGAATAGAAACAATTTGCTTCCCTGCTGCCGCAGGTGCAATCAGAGCAAAGCAAGCAATAAAGTCGAAGAGTGGTATAAAGAGCAAAATTTTTTTACCCAGGCTAGAATGGATCGAATCAAAGCCTGGACTCAGCAAGACGTTGTTGAGTTATTTAACTACCCGCTAAATGAATTTGGAATGGTGATGTGATATGGCAATTGCTTATGATCCGACCGCTCGCAAGTGGAATGTAACGTACGAAAAAACAGATTACCGAACAGATTATCCTACAAACTTACCTACAAATTTAACAAAACAGGTCCGAACCTGGGTCCCTGGCTCATCTAAATTAGGAGGCGGGTATTATTCTTATTCAACTGTTCCGGATGATTCGGCAAACCAAATAAATGCAGCCACTAACCAACAAAACACAACATTAAATCAAACAAATACCGAATTAAACCAAAAAAACACGTCCATTAATAAAGCCTATGACACAACAGTTTCTGTTGCCGGAAGAACAGCGGGTGGCGATTATGTAAATCAAAGACAAATTCTTCGTACTATTTCAAATATTGACCCAACAGTTAAATCAATTCTTGAAAATAATTTCAAAACTTTCTATACTACTGAAAAACTACAACAATGGAATTCAGCCCTTGGAGCCAAGCCTCCATATGGAACATTTGATCCTTCTTATTACAAACAACAAAATCCTGCAGTACAGCAAGCTTGGCAAGCAGCCGTCAACAATGATGACTTAGACATCGTTGGAAGATATGGTGAAACTAATTATTATCTGCAACACTACACTTCTCAAGGAAAGCCAGCCGGATTAAGAGGTAACGCAGCTGAAATCACGACAGCGGCACAGGCGTACGTAGAAACCAAACCAACAGATGCTGATCTACAGGCGTTACGCACTCTGCAGCTTGGTGTGGATACTACGAGCCAATCTGAACGTTTGTTGGCCGTTCCAGAGATTGCTGCAGAGTGGGACAAGGCAAAAAGTGGAGATGAATATTGGGATGGTTTAGGCAAGCAATATTTCTTGGACGCCAATAAACCTGATGAGTTTGCAGCTCTATTTAGGTTGTCTCAGCGAGATCAAGATAAAGCAATCAGTTTCAAATACAACGTTAATGCTGGATATGGCATTACGGAATTAGAAGATGCGTTAAACGTTGCTGTAGGCGAAAAAGCTGTTGTTGACGTTAAGAAATTCGGAGCGTTGACTCAGAATGTTTTAAAAGACACTATTGAAGAAATGAAGAAAGCTAAAGGGGCTGAACAGCTTCTTAGCATCATGGGTGGCTTTGGTGGCTTTAGCGAGATTGCAAACATCAACGAAGAACTTAGTAACTCCATCCTGGGCGACAGCGGAGTAGGCGGACTACTCTCTTTTACCTCTGGAGATAAGGGCAAAGAGTCACTTGAGCAAGGACTGCAAAACATTACTGGAATTAGAAACTCTGCTACATATAATTGGCAGCAGTGGTTTGACAACACATTAAAAGACAAATACAGCAAGGAAATAGAGCTTGGATATACAACAGAAGAGGCAAAAGAAAATATTAAAGTTGAAGCACAGTTTGCCAAAGATTTCATTGATAAGTACTTGATCCCTCGCTTTAATACTTCAAAATCAATGAACGAGTTTGTTGATTATTTAGATGTTAAACAATCAGAGCAAAACCCATTTCAAACACAAGACTTGCTTAACGCGGCCACATTGATCGCTGATTTGCGAGCAACTTCTTACATTGATCAATTAAAAGCAACAAATCCAAGGTATTTTGATTCCAATTTTTATTTCAATCCCTCTGGTGACAAGGCAAGAGAAGGTAGGTATTTAGAACAGACATCAGATGTAAACGCTGATTGGGAGAAAGCAAAAAGTGGAGATGGTTACTGGGCGCAACAAGCCTATCGTTTTGGTGTTGACGTAAATGACAAAGATGCTTTTGCGCGAATGCACTTTCAAGTCAAGGGGCAAGGTAGGGGCTACGACGCCGCCGACGATATTTTAAATGCCAGTAAAGTCAGCAGTCAGATTTACGAAGTAATCCTGCCAGCCCTTAAAGAAGAAGTTTTAAAACAGGGAACTATCTTTGGTCAGTTCATAAGACCAGAAGAGTTTGCAGATGAAATGTTAAAAGGCCTAGATCCAAATAACAAAGGAACTTGGCAAGAGGTGTTAGATCAATACGGACTTAGTGAATTCAAAGGAGATATCAATGGTTTGCGAACGTATGTAATCGAGGCGTTACAGACGGGATCTGCGCAACAAATAAGAGAACAAATCAAATACTTGAACGAAAAAAGAAAACGTCCTACCCAAGAGTTATTAGGTGTTACTTATATTGAACGCCCCGAAGATTACACCGGAACTGGCACAGGAACAAAACCAGGAGAAGAAACTGAGCTTTTCAAAGTCTTTAAATCCGCTGGGTACCAAGGTACAGAAGATGAGTTCTACGAAAAGTTTTTCCCAGACGTTGATCGTTCAGAACAAACGGCCTTAACAAAAGCTGGCACAGGCAGTACTTTTGAAATATCTGGATTGAATTTTAAAGATCCGCTTGCATCTTTGGGTACGCTTGAAAAATTCATGGCCGAAGAAGAAGATGCTCCTGCTGAAGAGGATCCTTCTTCTTCTAGTTTCTTTAGCTTAGGATTAGATGATGAGGAAGAAGGCTACACCAAATCAAAGTCGGGTAGCCAGATTCTTGGTGAATTTACATCCATGTTTAAAGGTTTGTGATGTCAGATAAACGCAAGAAAGCCGCATCTGCTGCAAAATTAGCTAAAGACAAAATGGCTTGTAATAAGCCAAGGAAGACCCCTGGACATCCAACCAAGTCACACGTTGTTAAAGCCTGTGACAACGGCAAAGAAAAAATCATTCGTTTTGGTCAGCAGGGTGTAGAAGGCGCTGGCAAGAATCCCAAAACAGAAAAAGACAAAGCAAGGAAGCGGTCTTACTACGCACGTCATAACGCTCAAGATCCCAGCCCAGATAAAATGTCTGCTAGGTACTGGAGTCACCGTGTAAAATGGTGAGGCCTTCAAAGCAAACTCATGGCAAAACCCAAAGGCAACACCTCGGTTCGCCTGGAATCCAAGCCGAAAACAACTAAGCAAGGTAACGGGCGTAACTCCAAGCCCTCTCATGGTCGCAAACTAAAGCGAGGCCAAGGCTAATTAGTTAATTAAATTGTGTATATTGGGGGTAGCAATAGTTATCCCCATGGCTGATTTCAGCTGCGCAATTAACCTCATTCGTAAGTATGAAGGTTTTAACGAAAAAGCGTACCCAGATCCGCTCACTGGTGGAGATCCCTACACCCTTGGTTATGGAACTCAGTTTTACCCTGATGGGTCACCGGTAAAACGTGGACAGTATTGCACAAAAGAAAAAGCACTGGAATATTTGTTTCACGAGGTTCATGTAATTGATTCTCAACTGCAGAAACTAAACATGGGACTTGATGCCTCGATGCACCAAGCATTAATTTCTTTTGTTCACTCAGTCGGCTGGGAGCCTTTCCTCTACAGCGGCATCATTGACGCCATTGACTGTGAAGCGTGGGGCACTGCGGCCCAAGAAATTAATCGCTGGATCTTTAACGAAGAACATCAGGTCATTGGTGGCCTATTGGATCGCCGCAGGGATGAAGCCGGTTTGTTCCTTACAGAAGTGGATGGAAACCCCTGGGTATCGACAGAAGTCCTCCTGGCGGCGTTCCGTAACTACTCTGCTGCTCCCCATCAAGTACGTGCCATCCGATCCCTGGAGGAAAGCGTTAACCCTTATATCCTCTCGGAATTTGCCAATAATTTCCGCATTGATGAGAATCCGTGGATCGAATACCCCATTGAGGAGCTTGACGCTTTATTTAATGTGTAGACTTAGAATACATTGAGTGAAGCAAAATGAATGCGATGGATCGTTCAGTTGAGCCTCGGGAATTTGAACTTCCTTTAGAGCTTCAATTCTCCATGCGCAAGGCCGAGCTTCAAGCCAACGAAATGTGCTGGGAAGAACTCCACGCCGCACTCCTCAACCTGTACTACCAGCGGTTGATGGAGTGGCAAGCAGTACGTGAGATCCTGGCAGATGAGAACATCGAACTCAGCTTTGATGTTCCCACCGATCTGGAATTAGCAGAACTCGCCGCCGCTTGCATTAGCGACGACGAGGAAGGCGACGAAGAAGAGTATCAGCCCTTCTGATTAACTTCATCAAAACCAATAAGGCGATCCATGTACCACTGAGCTTTTTTCAGTGACTCGGTATTGCCTTTATGACGTTCACGCCAAATATATTTAACGCAATTTCCCTTGAGGTATCCTCGATATTCCTCAGGTGTTAACTGAGCTTCAATCGCTTCAATACACTCAATTCCGCCATCGATATAATGAGGCGGATGATTGACTAAGTCCGGTTGTAAATCAGGACGTGCAGGATGAGGCAGCCAAGGCACCGGGCATACTCCCCCAGGGCAATCACTGATTTCAGTACCAGAATCTACCGGCTCAAACCACGACGTTTTTTGGACGCTTCCAGCATCTCCCCGGACGGTCCCCCCAGGGCCAGCACTAACGCTTTGGGTTTCGGTGAGGCTCCCCCCTCCAAACCCTGCTCCATTGAAGGAATGTAACCCGTCATTCCGGGCCGTGCGCCCTCTAGCTCCAGACTCTGCCTGGGACGATCCTGTTGACATGCGACAAGTCCACGATTGTACTGATCGTACAATGGTACATCATTTTCTTCGTTGTCAAGCGGAGCGCCAAACATTTCTTCGGTCAAACACCGACACTTGACTTCATCTTGCACAAAACTATCTAAAAACCCCAGTGCATCGCCATGCATAATATCTGGACTTGAATTATCTCATTTACAATATTACCATGGCAGATTTGTACAACCCCACATACGACCCTCGCCAGCTTGCTGGTACGTCAGGCGCCGAACTTTCGGACCTAAATCCCGCCCAGGCTTACGACACAGACCTTAGGCGTGTTGCAGAAGATGCACGTATTTCGACTGAGTCTGTAAACGACGATCAATCACGTAAAGCCAAGTTTTTTGCAGCAGCTAAAACCGCTGGAAAATTCAAGCAAAAAGCTCAGATTGATGAGCCGACCATCCGAGGCAAAACTGCTCGCAACGAAGCAGTGCTTGATGGAACCAACCTGCCCAGCATGGGGGATACCTTCGGAACTGTTGGCTCCACCAATTACGCAAACAAGCCACAGCCTAGGTTTGGCCGTCCGTTTGGTTAATATTCTTGATTGCTGTAATACTCAAGGTCTAAAGAATCTTGTAGTTGGTCAAAGGTTTCGGCAATCATATTTAAAACCCATTGGACGTTATCTGCTCTGTAAGAAGATAAGTTCTTAGACAGCTCAGCATTTTCAAGGTGAATCACAGAACGCATCAAGACATTAAGAATGTCCAGGCGTTGTTCAATGTCGTGGGTAGTTACGTTACTCATGCTTTGGAGAAAACAATTTCTTTCTTTTGGTTTTGATACTTACCCTTCCGGTCCTGGTAAGAAACCTCACAAGGGTTGCCGCGATAGAAGAGAAGTTGAGTAATCCCCTCGTTTGCGTAGATACGGTTAAAAAGACCAGTGCAATTACTGATTTCCAACGTCAGGTAACCCTCCCAGCAAGCTTCGGCTGGCGTAATGTTCACCAGGATTCCTGACCGTGCGTAAGTCGATTTACCAACTGCAACAACACTCACGTCCCTGGGAAGCTTAAGACGTTCTTGAGCCACACCAAGGCAATACCCATATGGAGGAAGGATAAAATATTGACCTTTTTCATCCTCATGAAGGTCAGCAGGAATGAGGATAGAAGGATCAAACTCTTTTGGATCACAGTCCCCTGCCTGGATGCGACCAAAAATCAAGCACTCTTTAGGCGACAAGCGGATGTCGTACCCATAGGAGCTGAGCCCGTAGCTCAAAATGCGCCTGCCATCCTCTGCGCTGATTAAAGAACCTTGGAACGGAGAAATCATCTCTTCGTTTTCGGCAAGGTTTTTAATTTCCCAGTCAGCAAGAAGGCTCATAACTTTTCTGAATCCTTTTCAATATACCAAATCAGCAAAGGACTCTGCCCTTTTCTGAATAAATATCAACAAAATTTTGAATGGCATCCTCGGTGTTCGTGAGTGGAGGAAGATAAACCAAAAGTGAAGTACACGTCTTGTGTTTGCTGATTCCCTGACTTGTATTCTTTATTAAGTTGGGAGCAGTTCGCAGGATGCAAACGGGAAAGTCAAAGATTTGTTGCTCATACCGAATCATGTCCGGACAGTTTGAAAAGTAAAGTGCCTCGCTCACCTGGCGGCTGTACCAAAACTTAAACAACTTCCGAAACCAGATGGCATGAGAAGAAACCAGTGAAGGGGACGAAGACCTGGTCATCTTCCACTTGTCGCTTTTCTTATCCCAAAAATACGCTCCACTCGGCGGAAATAGGTAGACCTTTCCATGCCACTCCTGGGCGTTCAATCCGTCATCTGATGGCGTATAAAATTTCTCTGCTTGTACAAAAGTGTTTGCAACCTTTGAACTTGCCACGTCCAACTCAATGCCACCAAGTAAACCGTGAGCTGCAGCAACCAAGTCCTTGTTGGTGATTAACTCAAGGTCTTCTTTACGACTGTAAATACTTGGAATTGCCATTACTCTTCTGCCTTCTTGTTGTAATCCACCTGGCAGTACCTAAACCCTTCTTGATCTTTGATGATGTAACCAGCAGCCTCTAGTGGGTTGATTTTTTGTGCGGCCTCCAGGATGCGACGGAAACTTTCTGCAGTGTCATCGTCACTTGCAGATTCACACTCCTGTTGGGCGGCGTAAAGATCCTCGAGCGTCCAATAAGACATTGAGTTATTGTCATTGTCTGGTTGAAAGACCATGACCCCTGGGCCACTTACGTCCCAAAATTGACAGTACTGTTTACCCATGTCGCCAAGCGTAAGACGCACAACGGCATCAAGCATCTTGGCCTTCATCTCATCTGCGTTGGGGCCAAGGGTTTTGGCAATTAGTTGTTCGCGCCTGCTCATGGTTCAATCAATTTCTGTTTAAGTAAAGCCTCTAACATCTTTGGTAAAGGCTTGTAGATGACAACAAGCTTACCAAGGTTTCCTCGTTTTTTGACAAGCTTGCCTTTCTCATCACGAAGTTTGTCAAACTCACCGGCTCGTATCAAGTATTCAGCTACGCAACGCAAACGCCTTTTCAACGGAAGCTCTGCCAATGGGAAACGACCGCAAATAGTTTCTGGCTGCATGTCCTTAAAGGCAATGCGTAGACGATTCGCCAAAGTCATCGAAGAGTTTGGATCCTCTTCTTCATAATTTTTTAAGTTTTCTAGGTAACGGCGCAGGACCATGTCATCAAATGATCCTTCGGGAGGAAGGAAGCATTGCACCTGGCGAATTAAAGATTCAGGCAACAACTCCTCATGGTTGTCAACCGTAACCAAATCAATATCAAGACTCCGGAAACGACTAGACATGTTCCGTTCGCCCCCTGTCGGGTGACACATAAAATGGTTGAATACCATCAAAATCCCGCTTTTCTATTTTTCGGGTCTTTGAAAAGCCTTGCACCAAGGTGTTCCATGGGACGCGGATGACAGCTTTCTTTTCTGCGCTGGGATTTATGTTGACGTAATGGATGCCTTCCACCCAGCCCTTCTCAGGGTTTTTTTTACCAACGCTCATCCAGTTACGAATGGTTTGATCGCTGATTCCAAGGCGGCGGGCGGCTTCTTCTGTGGAGAGATACTCGTCTGCAAATGCGTCTGGATGCAGGGATGCATCTGGTTCTGACTGAGATGTAACGCGCCAAATAGAAGACAGGATATTTTTAATCCCCTTGAGTTCGTGGGCTACATCTTCTAATCCTTTTCGGATTCCGTAAACCATACGTCGACACTTTTTGTTTAGATGCTAAGGTATGTGAAAAGATTTTGCACGGTTAAATGGAAAACCAAATTCCACCCAGCAATGTACCTGGAGCAACGGAACCTTTAGAAGGTAATCCCATGCCCTTCTTGCAGAACATTTCTCCCCAACAACTGGAAGAATTAAAGGCTCGTGCCAGGGAAGCAGCTATTCGGATGTCGGTAGAGCAAGCTCAAGCTCCTCGCCCACCGCAAGTTGCACCCCAAGTGGTTTATGTGCGCCGCAATCTTACGGTTGCAGAACTGTTGATTGTTTTTGTTATCTCCTGTGGCTTGGTAACAGGCATTCAAGTTGGCTGGAACTTTGCCACAAACTTGATTCCACGTATTGAAATCAAGCTGAAATAGCTTGGACACATTGCGATTATAATTCAATTTATGGCCTTTTGTGATTGAGTAGGTGGCTAATAGGAGAATATCTGAATTACCCGAATTACTCGGTGTAGATATTGCGGATCAAGATCTGCTGACGATTGTTCACGTCTTTGAAGTTGACCCTACTCTCAAAAACAAAAAACTTACAATATCTGGGTTCAATTCTTATTTACGTACAAAGTACATTCCCGTAACAGGTGGTGTACTAACCGGTGACATTGTAGTTAACGGTAATTTGCAAGTTACTGGTAACACCTCGGTAACTACAATTACTGGAACCAGTGTTGCCAATTTCAACTCTGTAATTGTTCAAACTGATCTCCAGGTTC